TATGCCAACAGAATAGCATTTTTTTAAAAACAAATCAATACACTTATTAATATTATCACTATATTTTTCCTGACACTCTCTCATCAATTCAACTGCTCCATTATAATCAAAATGTTCGCCTTTTGAAATATATCGTACATCTCCTTGATTTGTCACAATGGTCATAGTTTTTATTGTGTCGTGTCTCATAAATACTCCAATATCATTTGCTGAAAAATCTGTTAATCCAGGATGGTTGTGACATAATACCAAAGACTTATCTTTTGCCGAATGCAATAAATGAAACATATCTGAATCAGAATATACATCTACCTCATGCCTTCCACCTTTTATAAATTTAGTTTTTTTATTTGTTATTAAATCTACTACACATGCAACTTCATTACTGTTATTTTCATCTCTCGCAACTTTAAGTAAGTCCTTATGTACCTCTTTTATAAATTTATTATTATCAGAAGTAAAGCCCTTAGGATTAATTTCATTTACTTTATCTATTGCCTGCTCCGTTATTATAACCTTTTTGCCTCTATTTTTCTGTTTTAATACTTCATTTTCCCACTGTTCCTTTCTAGCCGCATACATCTTACAGTTGTCCTTATCTAATGAGTACTTAGCCAACCTGTCAAACTGTTCAACCATTCTGCCAGCATATTGCTGTTTCTGGTCCTGTCTGTAATCTTCTTTGACCTTTTCCAGTTCTTTCTTGGTAAACTTGCTATCCGGCTCTTCGTCAAGCTCTGGGAAGTATGTTGTATGTATATCTTTACAGTTTGGATGATAAAGCCCTGCTGCCATAGCAGATGACATAAGCGGATAAGGACCATCAGATGCCTTACCTCCACTCCATACATCATCTATAAGCACCTTCCCAACAAATGGAAGGCACTTAGGACAGGCATTAGCACGCTTATTCATAATAACAGTGCTAATTCCCCACGACTGTCTCATTTCACCCTCTCCGGTTAGATATGCACGCTTATTAGCTGTCTGAATAGCCATCTTAGCATAATCTTTTACTGTGTGCCTGCTGCCATTCGCATATTCAATACAATTAATACCAGCTTTAAGAAAATCCTTTGTAGCCATATCAACTGTCTTCTCATATGTTCCTGCACCCGTATTCGCATACACCTGAGCATTAAATATTATCTGCCGGTATTTATCCTCAGACATTCTAAGCATTGCTTTTTCTGCCCTGTTAAAATCTGATTTCGTGGCTTTAATCAAGGCATTAAGTTTTCTAGTGTTTAGTCTAAAAAAAACTCCCTCAGTTCGCCTTCTGACAAACTTTGGGGGCTTATATCCTCTCTTTATTGCTCTTAATATTTTCTGTTCCTGTCGTGTTCCGCCTTCCTGTCTGGCTGCATATATCATTGCATCTATAGAATCATTAATATCACTGAACTCTGACGAAAACGTTTTCTTGTTCTGTGCTTTATATTTCTCAAGAGACTTAAGCTGTTCTACCTGCCACTGTGACCAGTTAAACCCCATATCTGTCTCTTCTGCTCTGTGGCTCGCAAGATTGCGCATCATAGAAGCAATCAGCTCATCTTCTATGGCTCTAAAGGCTTTCTCTATGTCATATTCTGTATTAAGTGCCATAAGCTACCTCACTTGTTATCAAAAACTGTAAAATCGTTTCAAACCCCTTAAAATCGTTTCAAAAATCATAAAATCGTTATCAAAAACCATAAAATCGTTATCATAGCCATCAAACTGTAAAGCCATCTGCCTGCATATTAAGGGCTGGCTCTCCCATATCGGATATTCCCTGTTCGGCCTTAAGCCTTGCAACCTCTTCCTGTTTCCATTCATCATCTTTAGTGTCACCATACAACTCATCAACGGATGCTTCAACACTCATGATACCGCCCTGCTTGGCTTTGCTTACTGTCTCAACCTGACTTTCAAAGCTAGGGTTCGCATATTCACCAAATGTCACATCAACATCAATGTCCTGTGTTGTTGAATTATTAAGAGTATCTGTCGCCTGCAATGTCATTTTTACAAGCTTCGGAAGAACCTTCTGGAGCTGATTTACAATATTATTCCTACTGTACAGCGTTGCTTTTTCCTTCTCCCTCTGTGCTTCTGCATTATCAAGCTTCTTTACATCTATTCCCAATGTAGAAGGGCTCATGATTCCCTGCAAGCAAAGATCAAGTGCCGTGATATATGTAGCAAGATACCCTTCATGTGGTATTTCACTCTGTTCTCTTTCAATCTTATAATTTGCACCTTCTGCCATAGGAGACGAATACTGTATATAAGCGTTGTCAAATGAATTTGGCAGCATAACCTTTCCATCATAAGGACTTCGAGGAAGTAAATTTTCTGGTATATATTCCTTTGTTCGGTTATGTCTTAAAGCGTCCATCCACTGGCTCCATGCTTCATCAAGTGCGTCAAATTCATCTATCTTGCTGTCATATATGCTTTTGCCTCTGCCCCTGAACTTTGCTGATTTATAGAACATAAGCGGTATGGCCATCATAAAGCTTTTATTTTCCCATGTTACAGGTCTTAAACCTGCAAGCTCCGGCACAGTGCTGATATCACATTCTTTGTTATCTCTTGTGAGCATATATGTAATATAACCTTTTCCATACGTCTCAAGCAGAATGTATTCTTGATTCTTGACTGTATATACTGTCTTAAACACAACCTCTTTCACTCTGCCGCGTTCTCTTATTATCTCTACCCTGTCGCCGGGATAAAACTCTATTATTGGATACTGGCTTAGGTTTGTATCTATGGATAGTTTAAATGCGCCATCTCCAACAATAAGAGTGTCTGTTATTGCCTGCTTTACAAGTTCTGCAAAATCGTTTTCTTCTGCTATCTTATCCCAGTCTGACTGCCTGCTGCCAACATCTACTTCGTTCATATCAGCAACAACAATACTCGCAAGCATATCAACCAGCATTGCCGGTAATCCTACATGTATCTTTCTTATTGCTAATCCAGGAGAGCATTTTGCAGCCCAGAATCTTGTCTTATCTCCATCAATCTGATCATACAGCTGTGACAGCTCCTCACTTACGCCTCTGTACCATATCTGATTCTTAATGGCATTACCTTCAAAGTCGAAGATTTCCTGTATATCAATTATTCCTCTCTGTGCCGGCTGCACATGCAACCATGTCCTTATTCCATCTCTTATCTTATCAGCCATAGTATTAAATATGCTCACCTCTCTCACTCTCCTATCTGTTCTCTACTCCAACTTTGTCCCTGTATGGTATCCAGCCATATTGCGTACTGTTAACCATATGATCATTTCCATCTTCCGGCTCACAGTCTTTATCTTCCAGCCAACTGTATACCTGCAGTTCCCCTGTGTAGTTCGTGCATGTATCTACAACATAATAGCTTGGCTCTTTGCCCTTTTCGTCGTTAAAGGACATCCAGCCAAGCTGTAAGTTAATTCTATCTGTTATGGTTACTTTCTTATACGCATTGTTAAATATATACTGGCAGTCAATGTGTTCTCTCTTGTACTTGGCAAACTCTGTTATCGTTGCCTGATCAGCATTATCTATAAACACATTCTTTGACATTCCACCCCATTCTTTTCTGTTACGCTCCAGGAAGTCTATGTAATTCCTTACTGTATCACTTGGAGCTATTGGTATATCAAGAGCCGCATTGTTATATACCTTTTCATCCAGTACTATCAACTTGCCTTTGTTGGTTATTCCCATAAAGGACATAGCAATAGTATCAGGACTCTTGGTTGAATATGCCGTATCAAGACCGCTTGTATATATTACAAACCATTCTGTCTGCTTGTCGTCATATTCTCGCTTAATAAATGCCTTAGCCTGTTCCTTTGTAATAACATGTCTCTTGCAGAAATTAGAAAAGACAAGACCTGTAGCCTTGCCTCTTAATCCCAATATCTTGTTTTTATATATCTTGGTACCGGGAGGATAGCTCATTTTCTTCTGTTCTATCTTCTCAGGTGTCATAGATACGTTATCTTCAAATGTGAAGAACCAGTATACCCAGCCTTTAATAGGCTCACAGCCATTAAGGTCCTTCCATATCTCTTCCGGCACATCTGCCTTGTACTTATCAATCGGTCTTGCGTGATTGATGTACTCTGAATATATTGGCAGCGTAGGCGCATCCGGATTAAGTGTACCTACAAAGTATTCAGAACGTCCGAATATCTCTCGTATGAAGTCTATGTTAGCTGTATTGCACTCATCTACCCACACACATCCAAACTGTGAACCCAAGGCATTCTTCCACTTGCTGGCATTATCGTAACCAAGAATATATATTATCTTTGTACTGCTGCCAGTTTTGAATTTAATATGTGGAAGTTTATTTTCTTTATCGCCATTACCACAGTATGCCAAATTAGGGAATATCTGCAGTAGTCCCATATCTGCGTTAATGATATTCTTCTCGATAACACCTGTCGTATTGCCGGCTATAACATGCAGCTTCATATCTGATTCTGCTACATTCATGATAAACTTCACGGCAACTGTTGTTGTCTTACCTGATGCAGTAGAACCTTCAAGGAATTCTGCTCTTGCTGGTGTATCTATGTAATCCCAATACTTATCACTTAGAAGCATCAGGCTCACCCCTTGCCTTACGCTGAGCAAGAAGCTCTGCAAGCTCGTTCTTTACAGAATCATTAACATTAGCATCTATTTTCTCAATCGGATTAAATCCTGCTCTATCCATAATATCTTTAGCAGCCATATGAGCCACCATATCATTGTGAGAATCTAGCAATCTAATCTGCTTTCTAAATGCTTTTGGTGCAGCATACTGCAGATTAGAACGCATCATCTTATTGTACTCTCTCTGAAATTCCTCACAGTTCTTTTTCCACTCACATAATGTCTTCGGTGAAATGTTAATTGCCTCTGCTATTTTTTTGTCCGTCATGTCCCCTCTAACCAGCAACTGTAAGCATTTTATCTGTTTTGGCTTTAACATATTATCACCTGCCTTTTATTAACATTTATTAACATTTTCTGTTCTTGCATATAAAAAGGCACCAGCATTAAGCCAGTGCCTCATCAGGGGTATTTAATTAAGGAGAAATTATGCTTTACCTCATCCATCTTGTCCAGTTTAGATATTAACACAGACAAAACGAACAGAGCGAACAAACTTTAAATTTTTGCTAAAAATCTTTCTACTGCCATTCTGCAGCCATCCGCTGTGTGGTGTTTTCCCATCTTTCTTGCTACCTGCACCCAGGATAAGCCTTCTATGTATCTTAATGTTATAAGCCGCCTCATTCTACTGTTGTCAATTTCATTTACACACTTTTCTATGAGGTTAATCTGAGTGTCTATTTTCTCTTTAATGTCTATCTGCTGCCGCTGTCGCACTAGAAGAAGTGTCTTCTTGCGTGAATATGCCGGATAAGGGAAGCCTTCTACAACAAAATGCTGCTTACCTCCATCTCCGCCTGTAACACTATCCTTTTCCGTATATCCTTCAGCTTCCATTTTATCCAATTCTCTTTGTATCTTATCAATCGCGGCCTGTATTTCCTGTTTCTCCTTAACTAAGTCATTGTACTGCTTAAGAAGGTCTTTAATATTGTTATTTTTCAAGTTGTTCATCACCTACCCTCTTCTCATCTGCTGCCAGTTTTTCCTTATCCAAGATTTCCAAAATATAATACTGCTTATCTGGTTCAGCTCCCCACTCTGGTCTCCCTTTTCCAATCCTTAATCTGCATATTGCTTTTATTTTTTTAGAATTCTTTGAATAGCCATTACGGAAAATAATCTCCTGAATGCCTTCTTTTCTTATCTCTTCTGGTACTGCCTCTCCTTGCAATAACTCAAATTCGCTTCTGTCTAAGAAATTGTCTGGTGGATATAATGGATGTATGGTTATGGCTCCGAACAAATTCTGAAATCTTGTCTCATAGTATTCTTTTATATCTCGATACTCTTCTTTCTTCTCTCCAGAAAGAATCATGTCGAACCACTTTTTCTTAATTGGCAATATTAGCATTATGAATCACCTGCCTTTACTATCTCGATTGCTCTGCTTAGCCCAGCGTTATATCCTTGATGTACATCTGATAATATAGTCTCGCAGTCAATGAATTTATCTTTTTCCATTTGATTAACAACCTTATTAACATCATAGGCTGTTGGCTGATTATCAATAAAATCAAGAATCGCTTTCATCTGGCTTTTATTGTAATGTTGTTCTGAAAAATTCAGTTTATCCGCATCAATTAGTCTCATTTTTCCTCCTATTTGCCACTAATATATATCATATCTAGCTCCTTTATAGATTTAAGTAACACATAATTCCGCAATCTGTGCTGATTTCGTCTTCTATTCTTCCCCTGTCAGGTTCTAATTCGTCTAAAAATGTGCCATTAATACAGGTTGCGCCTATTTCTCTTTCTAACTTTGCCCGGCTTTCAAATACTTCTGGAAAATCTTTCCGTATTTTATTCCAGTAACCCATTCCGCCTTTTACACAACCTATGCAATTATTGTTCTGATAGCCTAGTTCGTACATAAGTGGTCTGGGTATTCCCATTCTATTCACAATAGCGTGGCAATCCTGTTTTTTAAGCATCAAATCAATTAATGGAAACTCATGCATTTGTTCAGGAAAATTTGTATTTAATCTTTCCGCCCTGTTTTTCTCGTTAAGATCCATTCCCCAAACATAGGTTAAAGCGTGTTCTTTATGTTCATTTTCCCACTTCTTCCTTACTGCTTTCTTTAGCATCCCTGTACAAGGTGCGCCATGCTCTGAATTTATGAACTTGTACTTTCTAATAACATCTTCGACGCAATTAAACCTGTCAGATTTAAGAATCGTTACTTTCTTACCTATTATTTTTTCACAATCCTTTATAAATCGCATACTATCAGGGTGCTGGTCCTTTATATCAATATATATCCATTCATCAATCGGAGTCCTCCTGTATTCCTTTCCTTCTCCATCTGTGAATATAGCTGTATTGTTCAAATATCCTGCAATAAAGCTTGAAATGCCTGCAGATAACCAACACACCTTATAATCTTTTTTCATAACACCACGCTACAAATCCTGTGCGTGGATAGTGTGAATCGACTTCCCATGCCAATGGTCTGAAACTCAATTACCGATTACCGTATAACTGCGCTACTTCAAATTCCACCTTATCGAATCATTAACGCTACTATTTCACACTTTACAACTAAATCTTTAACATCTTTATTTAGCAACCTCGGTTTACCGAGGATTCGTTATTCCTTTCTAAATAATTTAAACACTTGTTACCTCTCAATTAATCCACTTATTATGTATTCGGACTTGAAATTCTTTTCCTGTGACTTCTGCCGTTCCTGTTTCTTTCATTTTTTCGAAGAAAAATTTTATTGGCTCTCGTTTTTCCTGAACCATACCAAACCTCACAGCGATATTGTAAGTACACACATCCCTTTTTAGCCTGTCTGGTATTTTCTGTAGTTGCTCTCTAAATGTCTCTAAATCCATCGTTGACTTATATCGATTGCAGGAGCCGCAAGCTGGCATCATATTGCTTACATCGTGAACATCTATGTCCTCGTCATACTCATAATTTCTTAAACAATGCAGATGGTCTACATTAAATCCTTTTTCCGGTATCTTGCAACCACAATATGCACAGTGACCATTATATTTTTGATACACAATCTTTCTAATCTTTTTAGGAATAGTTTTCCGCATTATCTATTCCTTCTTTCTGCTGCCATCTCTATTGTATTTATCCGCCGGCTTATAGAATGGGCAAGGCTTATCCTCCTTGGCACAATACAGTTCTTTAAGTCCTTTACAGTCTCTCTGCTCAAGATTAGCCATTATACAATCTCTATTGACCATCATTACTACCTCCCTCAAAAAGTTTCTTTAATATTGCATTAGCCAATTTATCCAACTTTTCATCTATTTTTCTATCAAGGTTTTTTGATACCTCTTCCTGCTCTTCATCTGTTAAAAGTGCCAGTTCACAGGTTTTCTTAATTCTTTCTTCAGCAAATGCCTTATCAATACCTGTATTAAGCATTGCTCTATATACAGTCTGTATTGCTGTTCCTAATTCTCCAACAAGTACCATTGGTGTTCCTTTTATTTCAATTCTACCTTTATCACATTTAATCATAATCATTCTCCTTATTAGGCAAATCTTAATTGCCCTGTCTTTTCCTCGTTTATACTGCAGTTAGGCATTCTCTGCGCTATACATAATTCTTTAAGGTTAGCCCTTACCAGTGCATTTGGTACCATTGGACTAACAGAATTGCCACATCTCTTAACCTGCTCCGCTCTTGGATATGTCTTTCCTGTGTAATCATGGTCAATTATGTAGTCGCTTGGAAATCCCTGGCACCCATACAATTCCCTAGGCTCTAACATTCTTAGTCCTATATCAACAATCTGGTAGTCTGTCCCTTCTATGGTTACAAGACCAAACCGGTCCTTTGTGGTAATTGTATCAAGAGGATGTTTAATATCCTGTCCTGTAGCATCTCCATAATACTTAACCAGAAATGCCCTTACTTCTCCAAAATGTCCATCGCCTGCTGTTATCGTTGGAAGAGGTTTCTTTATATTTCTTCCGTCACAATGGTTATTCATCTGTATAAGACTCGATAAAACCAGTCCATATCTATTAGAACCATCTATAGTCATAACCGGATTATCTATCGTCTGGCCTCTTACCTCCCCATTAACAGTCTCAGAATGGTATTGAATCAATGTTGGTGCACACAAATAATGTTTGCCGCTTCCGACAATGGTTGGTAATGGCTTATTGATATCATGGATCCTTGGCAACTGTCCTGTTCTTTCGCCATACCCAATAGGCACAATAAAAGGGTCTGGATTATCCAAAACAAATTTCTTTAAGCCTCTTGCGATTCTTTCCATTGTCTTGGGTGCTAATGGTCTTACCGCTTTTATTCCATATTTCTCTTTTATCTGTTCAGATGTATCAAAGATACTGGGGCATGGTCTGCTAAAATCTATCTGCGTATATGCTCCAACATAAGGTTTTAGCAGTCCCTTTTTCACGGCTTCGCTGTCTGCCGGTGCATATGTAGGCTCTGGCCATATAATAGGTTTCTTGTCACATCTTGCAACCATAAAGAATCTCTTTCTCATTGTCGGTGCACCGTAATCTGCTGCCACAAGCTCCCTGAACTGCACTTCATATCCTAAATCCTGCAGCTGGCTTACAAACTTATTAAATGTCTTTCCCTGCTTTGCTTTTATCGGATGATGTCCTCTATTCAGCGGTCCCCATGTCTTGAATTCTTCCACATTCTCCAACATGATTACTCTAGGTCTTACCAGTCCAGCCCATCGGCATGCTACCCATGCAAGACCTCTTATATTCTTATCCTTTGGCTTGCCGCCTTTTGCCTTGCTGAAATGTTTACAGTCTGGAGAGAACCAGGCAAGCCCCACAGGATGCCCATTACATGCCTGCACTGGGTCTACCTGCCATACATCTTCGCAATAATGCTTTGTATTCGGATGGTTTGCTTTATGCATTGCAATAGCCTTAGGATCATGGTTAATTGCTATATCCACACTAAAGCCGGTAGCTTCTTCTATTCCGGTGGAGGCACCGCCCCCACCAGCGAAATTATCAACTATTAATTCCCCGTTTATCATATTAAGCCTCCATAAAGTCAAACAGCGTAGGTGTTTCTATCTCATTCTCTGCTTCCTGAAGATATCCAACACCATCTCTGAAATAGTCACAGCTCAGTTCTATTCCATAGCCATATCTTTTCATCTTTACTGCCGTCATTGGAACTGTCATTAAGCCTCCAAACGGGTCAAGAACCATATCACCTTCATTGCTGTATCTGTTAATGATTCTTTCAACAATATCAAGCTGCAGTGGGCATACATGCATCTGCTGCCTGCGTCTGCTCTGTGTTGTATTAAGTGTTCTCATTCTGTTTATATCATCCCATACGTCAAGGTTATTCCATGAACCGGGAGCGACAACCATAAATGTGGCTGGGAGCTTATCATTTTTATCTAACTCTTCCGCAAGCTTCACATGTTCTTCATAGCTGTATACATTGGAACGACTGTATTCCCTGTAAACTCTCTGTAAATCATCAACATTAAATTCCTTAAGCTCGTCTTTGCTTATAAGTCTGTCGCCTGAACTTCTCCAGTATCCATGAGCATCTATCTGCCATTGTGCCCTTGTATAATCTTCCTTGGTTTTCTTTACAGGATCATCCGCATATGCATTAGACTTATCCGTTGGAAGCTTTCTGAACAGAAGTATGTACTCAGGACAGCCTACGCCCATCTTTGAACCGTCTTTGCACTGTTCAGACCATCCAAGGCGGTATGTCTGGTTATTCTCTCTAACCACATCTGTAACAACTGTTATCATGCCAAAATACTGAAATCCGTGTTTCATATAGTGTTCTATACACTGTGCATGAAACGGCTCTATTGTAGGCATTCCAGTTCCTGTAGCATTTCCAAATAATACCCTGTCTTTAACATGGATGGCTGCTACCCTGCCAGGTTCAAGAATCCTTAAAAGCTCTGGTGTAAGGAAGTCCATCTGTTCAAAGAACCTTTCTGTATTCTCATTGTGCCCGAAGTCGTTGTAATTGGCGCTATACTCATAATGGTTTCCGAATGGAATGGATGTGTGTATAAGTCCTACAGAATTACTTTCTATTCTTCTGCACTCCTCAACACAATCATCATTTACCGCTGTATAATGCTTTCCCTGTACTTTCACTGTCTCAACTCCCATCTTTCTCTCTAACCGCTTTATTTTAGATGCCGGACTTAAACCATATTTCTTTACAATATCCGTCATTTTTTTAACCATATGATTATGATTCTTCCATTTCTCAAGCAGTGCTTCTTTTATCTGTCTTTCGTTCTCCATGTATATAATGTCTATAACAACTGTATCTGTCTGTAAGAACCTGTAACATCTATGTACTGCCTGAATAAAATCGTTAAACTCATAATCAATCCCCAAGAATATCTCCCTGTGGCAGTAACGCTGAAAGTTACAGCCTGAGCCCGATATTGATTTCTTTGTTGCAAACAGCTTGATTCTTCCCTGCGCAAAATCAATAACCCGCTTTTCCCTTATGTCATAATCCTGTGAGCCATATATATCTACAACTTCGGGTATTGCCTTAAGAATTGCTTTTCTTTCAGATTCTAAGTCATGCCACAAAAGGAAATGCTCCCCAGGCGAACTCTCTACAATCTCTTTCATTTTTTCAACACGCTGGTCAATGCTGTTTCTTTTTACTTCTGCAGCTTCCTTCAAGCCTGCTGCCGCTTCTGTAAATAACTGCATTTGTCCTGTTTTATCAGATGTATCCCCATAATGTATTGATATCTCATGCCACCTTACATCAAGTGGAGGTAACACATAGCCCTCATCAGAATATTCCGGATTTACATCTGAAGGTTTCGTTATGAACAACGCCCATGATGAAACCCACAGCCAAAATTCATCTTCCATATTCGGGTACAATGTAAGATTGTTTGCCTTAGTGCTGTCTCTCTGAAAGAATCTTGTAAGTGCCTGCCCTGTATCCATTACCTCAAGATAGCCGGCATAATGTATAAGCTCTTTGTATTTGTTTGGACTTGGCGTTGCTGTTGCTACCAGCTTGTAAGGAACATTCTTGAACTTATCAAGAAATGTCTGGTATGTCTTGCTTCCAAAAGACCTTAAAACACTTGCTTCATCTAACGATGTTGCAACAAAATAATCCGGTCTTATATCACCATCTCTTACTCTTTCATAGTTGGTAAGAACAATTCTGCTGTCACAGGATTCTACTTCTTCCATGCTTCTGCAATAAACAGGTGCATCATATCCAAGAACATTCACAGCGTCCTGTGTAAATTCCTGTTTTACTCCAAGTGGAAGAACAATCAAAGCCCTTCCGCCCTCGTGATCTATTACCTGTTTACAGAATTCTATCTCCTGTATAGTCTTACCTAAACCAAAACTTTCAAACAAAGCTCTTCTTCCACCTTTAAGTGCCCATATGACAGCATCCCCCTGATGTGGTTTTAATGCTTTGTTAATATCTGCCGGATTTACTTCAAATCCGCTATCCTGTGCAAGTTCTATCTTGCTTTCTAAAAACTCCTTGTATGTCATTCTGAAAGGAACATCGTACGAATCACTCTGGCCAGAGTTCCAAGCTCCTTTCTGCTATTCTTATTTTTCTTTTGCCCGCATACACTTATACGAGCAGTAATACCTGCTGCCTTTCTTATATCCCCACATAGTCCTGTCTAATGTAAGTGTAGAGATATACCTGCCGCATTTTGCACAATAGAATCCATTTTTGTCATTCTGTTTCTTAACTGGGAGACTTCGCCTTTCTATCGGGCTTATCCTCTTTTACTGTTACTGCATCGCTTAATGCAGAAATACAGACTTCTAAAGACTTACAATATTCTTCAATTACCTCACTTAATCGGTTCTTGATATATTCAGCCGCATCATCTGCTATATCTTTCATGCCAGGGAGCTTGTACAGCTTTGTATACCCTGCGTAATGGCTTCTGTCTTCGCTTGGCTCCCCCTTGAATAAGTCTTCCCCTATAAGTTCTTCCTTGACTCTGTACATATCCAGTACCCTATTTGCACCATCTTCTATTGCAAGTCCAAGTTTTCCTATCTGCAATAATGTTTCCTGTGTCATTAGTTGTCCTTTCCAGCTTTACAGAATCCGACGATAACACTCGCTAATGCTGCTCCGGCTATAAAGCTTATTATCTCTGCAATCATATATCCTCCTCAGTCTTGCTATAAATATCTATAACTGCTGCCACAACATCTTCTCTGTTCCATTCTGTTTTTTCGTCCGGTGGTGCAGTTATTGTCACCATGTCTGATTCTCGATTTATATCCATTGTATAAATCCTGTTATGTACACATATCTGATACACCGCTTCATCAGCACATAAGATTTCCATGATTTCCTCTGTTTCAAAGCTTGAAGTAAATATTTTGTCTCTCAGATGTTTATTATCTTTAAAAAGCTGCTGTAATACCTGTTCAAGCACATTGTTATCCATAGAATCTTCATACAGATAATTCTTTCCAAATGCATTCATCCATTCTCTGTGGCTGTATACCTGTTCAAAACGCCTTTGACCTGCTCTTATAAGTTTCAAATCTGTTTCTCTGCTTTTGTGTACTGCTTCTGCTCCTGTTCTATGGTCTTTTTCACATAAAAACACGGTAAGCCCATACTTTTCTGCTATCTTTCTGTTTGCTACCCCATGCATAACATGGTGCTTTTCTAAGCCGTATGATGTAAGAGGTCCAAAATACCCCTGTTTCTCTGCTCTCATACGACACAGAAAACATTCTTTTGTATTCTGCATTATGCTTCTGCTCATACTCTCCTTTCCCCTCCCATAGCAGGGAGGTCTGCTGCCATATTAATAGTTGCTGTGATATATATACTTAGATAAATAAGTATCTTGTAGACATTTATGGAGTAAAATGCTTCTCCCATTCTGTATTTATGCCATTTGAAGCCATCTTGATTTTTAATATGTCGCTGTGTGCTGACATTCGTATAACTCTCTTTTCAACTTTGCTATTTTCCCTGATACTTGTGTAAGATGATTTACACGCATACTGGTATTAACTGCACTTTTATCCTCATCATATGTAAGAATTGCCTGCCTCAGCCACTCCTGTTCTTTCAGCTCATTCTTGATTCTTTCTTCCTCACTGGCATTTCTCATATTCTTCCTCCATCTTCTTAAGCTCATATTTCATATATTTGCTGAACTCATGCTCTTTATCATCCGACCAGCTTATAACATGTCCGCGGCTGACATTTAAGTACTGCTGCCACAAATCCGCATTTTTTACCTCTTTCCCATTAGCTTTCGTCCATCCGGCTTTTTCCCATTGTTGCGGCCAAGCATTTCTACAGCTATTTAATACATGCTCGCAACTAGTATTTATGCGGATTTCGCAGTTTTCATGGAAGCGCATTAATGCATGTATTATTGCCTGCAGTGTTGCCTGATTCTCTGTTACATTTTCAAGCGTGCCTTTGCCGTTTCTAATGAACTCTTTGCCATTAATTACTATCTTTAAGACATACATATATTCCGTATGTTTCTTTATTGCCGGACCTTTAGCTGTCGTCTGGATGAATACGTCTACCTTTTGCATCTCTTTTTCTCCAATCCCGGAGTCTTGCTGTTATATAAAACATGCCATTTACTCCGTTGTAATACACCTGTGATTCCAGAAGAGAATATTCCGGATGCCAGGCTTGTATTTCTGCTTCCCTTGCAGCCTTATCTCTTACAAATGTGTCTATATATTTGCTTACAGGAACATACCGCCCATTTCCGCCTTTTCTCTTAGAACGGACCTTACGAACTCTGAACTGTCTAAGCCCTGTTGAGCAGTTCCACCGCTTCTCATTTTTCTGCCGGTGCTTGTCCTTTGTTATGTACTTTGCCATTCCTACAAGACCATAAGCATCTTCCTCAAGTCGCTTTGACTGGGAACGCTCTCCCAGCTTCCACAACTTCTCACATATATCTCTGTCAAGAAGCCCGTCCATAATCACATGATGATGCCAGCGCACCTTTGCGTCAGGATCATGTTCTGTAACATATATGTACTTGGCTTTAGGCAGACCTAACTTCTTGCGTCTGTAATTAATCCGTCGGATGTAATTAGTCATATTCTTAATAGCATCTTCCCAGCTAGATGGTTCATTCCCCTCAGAGTATGTAAGCGTCATCCATATATCTTCATTTGTGAAGTTCTCAATAATCAGTCTTGAGCAATACTTAATAGCATTCTTATTGTTCAGGTTCTTCTGGGTTTCTTTATCCCTTATCCGTCCTTCCTCCGGAATGTCCTCTTTCCTCGTGAACTCAGGATATATTTCTATCTCTAACTGATTACCTGCACGGATCTCCTTACATGTATAGACACACCTGTATTTGGTCTTCAGCATGTACTCCATGAAGACCTCATTCATATCTTCTACAGATTTATCAATAGCCGCTTCATAATCATAGGGAATGTACCTTGTACCTTTTCTTTTCATGTACACCCCTTAATTCAGTTTCTATTTTCGCAGACTTGTTAATATTCATTACAAGCCCAAGAAAAAAGACCTTTTTATTATTTTTTTCTTGATGTACTCGAACATTTCTGATACAATAATATTGTTATATTTGCAGAGCATTTTATGTTCTAAGTACTAGAGCCGCTGGTCCAAGCGGCTCTTTTTTATATGCTTCTTAGTCTGAAACTTCCCGCCGGCACCTTGTTCTTATGTTCCAGCTTATGGAGTCTGCACATCCACTTTGCCGCGTCCCTTATGCGTCTATCGTCTACCGCCGCATTAATACGCTTGTTGTATGCAATTATCAAACCTATGTCTCTCATGTTGCCTCCTTACTACGGACATACCCCATAGCACTTAGCCCTTGCTCATTGAGGCGCTGTCCGTATTCTTTCTTCTTATCCTCATCCAGGGTTGAGAAATCTATTATTTTCCCCCCATCTATAATCTTTATAACTATGTTCACTCTCTCACCTCATGGCTCTTTATGTTTTATATGCTACTTACGGTCTTTAGGTTCATGACATAAAGCCAATACTGTTAAACAAATAATTACTGTTATTGCTACTGATGTGTAATTCATTCAATCCTCCTTCATTTTCACCCAATCTTCTACATCTTTCTGTGTCATTCTCATAGGAGCTAGCTTTGCACCCCAGTATTCCGACTCTACTGTTACAGTCTCAATGTTTTCTTCCTGCATATACCTTAGTAAGTCCTCTGGCTTACCGAAGTTAGCATATTCTGTTCTTATAATCATCTGCCTGCTCCCTTCTTTGTTGTATTTAATAATGCAAGTTAAAAATCTGCTTGCTTCTCATTCCTTGCCTTCTTGCTTTGCTAAGCAGCTATGATATATACACTAATGCACTTATCCAGAAAGCATTGCAATCACTAGCACAACTATTGAAAAATATATTGGGAAGTTAGGATGTCTCTCTCTGAATGGTATCCTTATAACTTCATAATGTTTAATACCTGATAATTTCATTTTCTTTATAGCTGATAACGCCTGAATAAATGTCTTTGTTCTCTCTTCCATAAATGGTTCATAACTGCGAATTATATATTTGTAGGTTTTATGCTCAATTACTCTCTCACCTCCTTGAATAGATAAATGTTTTCATTCTGAAAACTTATAAGGCAAAAAAATATTAGCAACTGGTATATTACATAACTCACAAAAAAGATGTAATTGTGCCTTGCTTATTTGTGTTTTTCCATTTTCCAGATTTGCCAGTGTCATTCTTGATATTTCCATTTCTTCTGCAAGCTGGGCCTGCGTCTTTCGTGCATTTACTCTAGCTGCTGCCAGTGATATTTTAATTGGTTCCGCTACTTTTTCCAACATTCATATCCTCCTTTCACGATTATACTACTCCCCTTTTTGAAAACTGTCAATACATTTTGAAAACTTTTTTTGCTTTTTGCTTGCTTTAAGTTTTCTTTTTGTTATAATAATGCTATAGAAAGGAGCTGAACTAAATGGGAACCAATAAATTTGCAGAAATGCTTAAATACTATTTAATGATGAATAACAAAACTCAATCTGATTTAGTTAATGACCTTGGTTTTGACAAATCCACAGTATCAAATTGGTGCGCTGGATTAAGAGTCCCCAAGGTTGATGTTATTATAGATATAGCAAACTACTTACATGTAAATGTCGGAGATCTAATCGAAGATAACAGGAATGAAGATACCTACTACCTTGATGATGATGCCAGAGATATGGCACAGTTCTTATATGAAAACCCTGATTACAAAGTTCTCTTTGATGCATCAAGAAAAGTTAAACGGGAAGATATTCAATTTGTTAAAGAAATGATAGACAGAATGTCTACTAATAAATAGCCAAGGAGGTAACCTATGGGACTATCTGATATTTTAAATGCTAAGAAGCTCCGTGAAGAAAACGAACAATTAAAAAGATTAATTACACCTGAAATGCAGACTAGTTTTGATATGGCAAAGCATATAGAATCTCTGAAAACTCAGATTAATGACTTGCAAAGTCAATTTGATAGCTTGTATAACCGGATAAACGAAAAAGGTCAAGAATATAATAGCTTATTAGATCTTATATCTGAAACAAAGTCTAAATTAATTATTATGCAAGATGATGTACTGGTTCAAGAATTTGGTTTATATACTCCAGTTTATGATTTTGCCTCGTCTGATGAGTATAAGGATAGATTATTATCCATCAGAGAACGACAAAAGCAAATGATTAAAAACGGAACTGCTGCCACAGGTTCTATAAATTGGACTGTTAATGGGAGCCTTCAGAAAGGTTCTAAAATGGTAAATGATACACAGAAGCTTCTAATAAGAGCTTTCAACAGCGAATGTGACGAAATGGTGAACAAAGTCAAATATAATAATTTCGATATGTCGCTAAAGCGGATTACCACAGCACGTAATACAATATCCCGTCTTGGCAAGACAATGCAAATATCTATTACTGATGCTTACTATCAAGCAAAAGTTGATGAGTTGCATCTTGCCTTTGAATATCGTCAGAAAAAGCAGGAAGAAAAAGAAGCTGAAAAGGAAGCCCGTGCAGCTTTAAGAGAAGCAGCTAAGCTTCAGAAGGAAATAGAAGAACAGAGAAAGATTATTGATAAAGAACGAACTCACTATAAAAACGCACTACTGTCCGTTTTAAAACAAATTGAATCCTGTGAGACTCCTTCTGATGAATTGTTAAAAAAGAAAGCTAGTTTAGAAGAGCAGCTTGGTATCATTGATACTAAAATAAAAGATTTAGATTACCGTGAAGCTAACCAGCGTGCCGGTTATGTATATGTTATATCCAACATTGGTGCATTTGGAGAAAACATTTATAAAATCGGTATGACTCGCCGACTTAATCCTCAAGACAGAGTAGATGAGCTCGGAGATGCTTCAGTCCCATTTAATTTTGATGTACACGCAATGATATTCTCTGATAATGCACCAGCCCTTGAGAATGCTTTACATAAAGCATTTGAAGATAGAAAGGTTAATATGATTAACCATAGACGAGAATTCTTTAATGTAACACTTGATGAAATCAAAGAAGTAATTAGACAGAACTACGACAAGACTGTTGAATTCATAGATGTACCTGATGCAGAACAATATCGTGAAAGTTTGAAGATGAGGCATTAAATAATTTCTATTAACTAAAGGGGATGATAATTATTACTACTAATGTGATTTATGCAGATATGCCTGCAACTATTAAAGCATACACTGTAAATAACTGTGACGATTCTTTTACTATTGTACTTAACTCCCGTCTGAACCGGGAACAGCACCTTATATCATATCATCACGAACTTACTCATATCGAAAATGGAGACTACGACAGGCAATGTAAAGATGTGGATATGGTTGAAATATTCGCACATCAACAGTGAGGTTTTTAAATGAAAATATACGGAAGATGTGAGGTCCTTAGCTGGCCGGATTTTGATAATGATATACATGCTCTACCAGACCAGATACAAAAGCAGGATGCTGCAATGAAATATAATGGCAGCTTTTACATAGATAAGAAGTTAGCCGCTGGGCGTTTTGGTAAATATAGAGCAAGCTTAAAGCAATGCACCTGTCCTGAATTTGAATCCAGTAAATTACCTTGTACACATATGTATCTAATAGCTTTTTATTCTAAAGCTATTAAGATAAATAGATTTTTTCACTTTACTTTATAATTGATTGACATCTGAACACGACACCAGTAAACTACTCTTGAACGTACTCTGGTGTCCTTCGGGTCCAGAGTCTTTTTTATACCATGGCGGTATTGTTACCTAGATGGTTTTATAATAAATAAAAGCTCCTGTGCTGGAACACAAGAGCCTTTACTTGCGACTTACAATTAAGCTGTGCTCAAATGATATAATCGCCCTAAGCAAGCCATATTATATCATTCTAAACACCACTTTTGCAAGTAGGTGTTATTTTTGTACCCATTTTTTAAGTTGCACTGGTGCAACTTGCATATATTTTATAAACCGGTGACATTTTGTAACCAGTTGAAAGGGATGATTGTATGGCTAAAAATATACTTAACATGAAAATTGCAGCCGGATACATTCGTGTATCTACTGATAAGCAGGAAGAACTGTCTCCAGATGCACAAAAAAGGCTTTTGATTGATTATGCTAAAAAGAACAATATATCTCTCCTCGCAGAAAACATATACATTGATAATGGTATATCTGGAAAGAAAGCTGATAAGCGTCCTGAATTTATGAAGATGATTGGTATGGCTAAGAGTAAGGAACATCCCTTTGATGTTATCCTTGTATGGAAATTCAGCCGTTTTGCCCGAAATCAGGAGGAATCAATTGTTTATAAATCTTTGCTGAAAAAGAATAATGTAGAGGTTGTGAGCGTGTCAGAGCCTCTCATTGATGGTCCTTTCGGAAGCCTCATTGAAAGAATTATAGAATGGATGGACGAATATTATTCTATCCGCCTATCTGGAGAAGTCCTTAGAGGTATGACAGAAAAAGCCCTAAGAGGTGGCTACCAATCCTCTCTTCCACTTGGTTACCGAATGAATAAGGATACTGGCATACCTTACATATATGAACCTGAAGCTATAATTGTAAGAAAGATATATAAAGAATACGTTGCCGGCCACAGTTATTTAGAAATTGCCAGAGAGCTTAACGCTCTTGGATATAAAACAAAACGAGGTGCAGCCTATGAAGGCAGAACAGTTGAATATATATTGAGCAATCCATTCTATTACGGAGCTGTACGTTGGAACAGACAGAAGCACGATGACCATACTATTAAGGATGTTGGTGACTGGATTATTGTTATGGGTAAACACCCAGCAATCATTGACAAAGAAACATGGGACGAGGTACAGCACCTTATGGCTTTAAGAAGCCGTCCTTATAAAGCAAGAGCAGCTGGACACATGAAGCACTGGCTTGGTGGAATTGTTAAATGCTCTGACTGTGGTGCTTCACTTATTGCCGGGCTTAATGCTACCCGCTACCAATGTGGTAATTACAACAAAGGAAAATGTTCTCATAGTCACTTTATCAAGACTGCTGCCCTTGAGGAAGCTGTATATGAAGCATTTGACCGTGTAATGCAAAATCCGGATGAATTGCACTATGAACTCAAAAAACCTTCAAATGAAGCGAATGCAAATGACAAGGATATGATTCTGAATCAGATCTCTAAGCTTAGTGATAAAGAAGCCCGGATAAAACAGGCTTATAGAGATGGTATAGACACCATAGATGAGTATAAAGAGAATAAACAGATAATCGATAATGAGAGAAAAAATCTGGAAGCACAGCTTTATTCTCTTAAAACATCTGAAGCTGATTCCTCTGATGAAATGCTTCAGAATATAACATCTGTTCTAGGCATCATCAAGGATACTTCTAAAGATACATTAACCAGGGCTAACGCTATTAGAAGCGTTGTGGATCATTGTGTTTACGATAAGGAAAATGACAAGTTAGAAGTGTATTTCTTTTTACAAAAATAGAAGGGAATAATCCCTTCTATTTTTAATTAATATTATATATTTCCCACAATGTATCTATTAAAAAGCAAAAATTCTTATTCACATTTTTTGCTTGTTCTAATGCTGTTAATTACAGGTATTGCTATTTCCTGCATTACCTGTTTTAGCTCATCTTGTGTAGCTTTTCTCTCCTGTGCTTCAACAAGATTTACTACCCCGTTAGGAACAGTGCAATCATATTCCATCGAATATAAAATAATTGCCTCATAGAATTTAGAGACGTCCACTGTTTCTACTGCAAATTGGATTTTATGTAGCAATGCTACCTCCTTTGCCTGCTCTTCATTAAGCAT